AACGCAGAAGAATTCTCTCCAGATGCGTTGTTATCATAACCTAACGCAGAAGAATAAAGTCCAGATGCAGTATTCCCATCACCAAACACAATTGGAGTGCTCAAGCCATTCAAGTCCTGTGATCCAAGTCCTGTCACATGACCATTGCCATCCAGAGTAACATTCTGAATAACAACAACACCTGAGTTGTCTACACTTGTCTGACTTGATGTATCGGCATGAGAGATTACACCACTTGAGTAGGTGATTCCTGTGCCACCCGAGAGATGTGAATCAACTCGCCCAGTCGTGAAATACAGATTTGATCCTTCATCAACATCATCGGTATCTAGATCGACTGTGGACATTCCTGTGATATGTCCATAGGTGTCCAGAGTGATGTTCTGAATAACTGTTCCCTGTGTATTGGAATTCAGAGAGGCTTGGGATGATGTGTCAGAATGATTGAGCGTGATCGTGTTGTTGGATGTCTGATTGGTCGTAAAGCTGCCACCAGTGCTCAATCCCGATCCTGCACTGATCGTAATCGTTGCATTACCGATTGTAGGAGTGTTGGTAAAATTATTGTAGTTGAGGTAGTAGGAACCTTCCTGATTATCAAGTAGATCGGCATTGAGAGAAGACCCCGGCCCGTCTACTGTGATCAATTTGTTCAGAACATCGTTAGCATTGTAGGATGCTGAATCAAGCTTGGTATTCAGCTCAATATCTACAAAGTTCTTGGTCGGAATGATTGATGCACCGCCTTGGGTGCTTCCGTCATGAACCCGAAGAGAATAATCGTCGGTGCTGACAAAAATCTCTCCGTCCAGACCTGTGATACCATTGAGATTGAGATCGGTGTCTCGGCGAAATTGTAGTTCGGTAGGCATAGGGCTTTACAAGATGTTCAGATTTATTTATTCTTATGCGTTCAGATCAATGACCGTGTTGTACTGAAGAAAAGCAGAAGCATGAAGACCATCCACAGTATCAGAATTGTTGCTGATTGTTTGTACACTTACTGTGTTAACAATAAACTCACATTCTTCAGATTGAATAGTAACCGATCCGTCTTCATTAAATGCATAGTTGGCAATTTCAACAGTGTCATTGGCATTCAAGTACAACATTGTTTCAATTTTGTTATTGGAGAATCTACCATAAGATGCTCCTCGGTCATAATCATAGGTACGAGTACTCACAATTTGGTTGCCATTCTTCTTCACATAGGCACGAATAGTGTTTCGAGCTGAACTTGTTGAATTTTCGTAAACCATATTGGCATAAATTCGATACCAACCAGACTCTAAGACTGTGATCACACCATTGCTATGATTGAAGAAATTGGTGTCATTATGTTCTTCAATATTGAAGTTGACCGTGAACTCATTGGACGAACCTTGGGCTATTGAAGAGTTCACATTGCTTTTGAGATGACAAACAAAGGTAGAGAAATCATTGTTAGTCAAGTAGATATTGTCCAGATTGACAAAATCAAAGACTTGATCGGTGCTATTGTAGACAGGAGTCGTATTGTCGGCGAGATTGGTGTCCCGAACATCGTCCAGATCGGTCAGTCTTCCGGCAAAGGTAGGACGCACAAAGATTTCACCAACATTTGCATGAACTGTTACCACAACTGCCATAGCGATGTCGTGGTCAGGAGCAGTTGGTTTGATTTTGGTCAGAGCACCTTGCGTATCAGCAGAGACATAAAGAATGTCCCCTTGCTGCCAGTTTTCACCTCCTCCGGTCGTGTCGATTCCTCGAACCTTACCGAACCATGTAACCTTCCCAGTGTCTCCATTGGCGATATTTTCGGTGACAACTCCAAGATTGGTCAGAGCATTGACAGTCTCGTCGGCTGATCCGAGACCAACCGAGAGTTTTCCGCTCATCCCAATGCTCCCATTGAATTTGGCGACAGACCCTTGGTTCAGAGTCGATCCGGTCTGATTGATTACATCGTAGTAGAGTTCTTGTCCATGCTGAAGAGTGACTCCATTGAGGGCGGTCGAAATTGTATTGTTGTCATCATCCCAGAATGTAGTTCCAGCAGACTCATTCCCGCTGGTTGTGTACGATGTATCGTGATTGACAGTAAGGTAACTGGCTTCAGTTCCTTGAGCCGCAAAAGACTCAACAGTATTGGCCGGAGATTTGTAATAGACCCGACCATCTGAATAATTGATAGCTAGCTCACCGTAGTCAAGATCGGATGGTTGTGGCACTTTGCTCACAACCGATGACTTTTTCAGAATGATTTTGGATGACATGATTGAATAAAAATTCGTAACTCCCGTAAGAACAGGAGAAGGGTATGACTGTTATTTATGCTAGACTAAAATGTGCCACCATCGATGACATTGGTCCAGACCGGAGGCCCATTGGCCGAAGATTGGGCAAGGAAAGTGCCATATTGAGCAGTTGATGTGTTGGAATCTGATACAAAAGCAGTACTGTCTGTTCCATCCTGATAGACAACTTCATTGGCTGAACCTCCGACCAGATCAATCGCCAGATCAGAAGTACCTTCCAGATCGGCGATCAGAGTCGAAGGAGTGTAGGCAAGGTCTCCGGTATCTCCGGCAGTAGCGGTTGTTGTTCCAAGAGCAAATTTGTCTTCGCTCTCATCCCAGATCATCAGAGCATTATCACCTGTTGATCCTCGCTCAATGATAACTCCAGAGTCATTGGCATTAGATGAGGCCCCTGAATTCAGTTCGATCAGATTGTCCTGAACAGTGGTGTTGGTCGCATTGATTGTGGTTGTTGTGCCATTGACAATCAAGTCGCCATTGACAGTCAGTGCGTCTGAAATTGTGACACTTGAAGGAAGCCCAATCGTAACTGCTCCGGTTGAAGAAGAGACATCAACCTCATTGGTTGTTCCGGAAATTGAGGTTACCCCGGTGTTATTCAGAGTGATTGATGTGCTTCCAGTCTGATTGACTGTGAATGATCCAGAGCCCGAAAGACCAGAGCCACCGCTTACTGTGATGGTTCCGTTTCCGATTGTTGGCAGACCAGACAGATCAGAATAGGCCAGAGACTTACTATTCAGATTGGTGACATGGCCAAATGTGTCAAGAGTAACACTTTGGATAACGGTTCCACCGCTATTGCTTACGCTTGATTGGGATGATGTGTCATCATGAGAAATTCTAATCGCGTCTGAAGATGCATCGGCATCAACATCAATTCCGGAACCTGAAACAAAGGTAAGAGAATCGTTGTTGGAATCAGCAGTGATCGCACCACCTGAAGTGTCAGCAGACCAAGAGTATTCAGTATCGGTATCGTCAACCTCAACTGTCTTGAAGATATTTTGAGACGATCCTCGATCGGTATTGGTAAATGTGAGTGTGTCGTCAGCAGTAAAATTGATATCAACCCCATTGCCTTCGTTGAAGACCAATGTGTCATTGGCAGTCAGTGCATAGGTTGTCCCGTCGCCGTCTTGGGCTGTCCATGACCCGTAATTGTCAACTGTATCGATTACCGAGTCAACATAAGACTTGTTGACAGCGTCACCCGAATTGGTAGGAGTTGACAGATTGACAATTTTGTTGGAACTTGCATCAATAGTTCCAATAGGAGAAAGGATGAGATTCCCACTTGAAGTAGAAATCGTGTTTCCATTCAGAGCGATATTATCAACATTCCACTCGTCAACCTGCTTGGAAGCTCCCAGAATGACAGATTTGGATGCTGAAAGAACACCTTCAGATGCACTCAGAAGATTGGTGTAGAATTGGCCTCCAACTTCGCGAGCAATAATATCACCATTGGTATATTCACCAATGAAAAGCTTATCTGATGCAAAGGAGTAAGCAAGTTCTCCTTGAGCCAGAGCATTGTTCGGTGGAACACTTGTGCTTTGACTTTGTTTGATTTGAATTACTGTAGCTGACATTTTTTAAAAACCACCTCCTAAAATCTTTGTATTAGGGTTATTTATTTGTGTTGTAATTTTGAACTTACTTTCATTGCCATCATACAATAGGACTGCCCCATCGGTTGCATTGGACGAATCAATTTCTTTGATTTGTGACAACGAAATGGTTCCTCCTACCGAAAGAGATTTGGCTTGAACCCTTTGACGAGGTCGAATTTTTGCCTTGACTCTTTGCATTTCTTATCGTGTGACTTCGGGGTTGACCATTATTTGTCCTTCGACGACACGAATGACTTCGGTGTCATTGCTTGTGAAAATTTCTACATCGTAAACATATCTACCTGCCTTCATTTCTCGGGTCTGACTTGATGTGAGTTCAAGCAGAATTTCACCCGATTGAGGATTGGGAATATTGGCCGAAAAATCAATTGAATTGGAAGACGAGTAGGTCTTTCTGATTTGACCTCGGGCCGAGTAATTGGTAAGGTCAAACAATTGACCAAGAACATTTTCAACTGTAACAATTGAGGAGAAATCAGCACCTTGATCAATGTAAAGATTTGAGTAGACAGCCATTATGGAGTTATTTATTCAACTCCTTCTTTGCTCTTTTTCAAATCTTCAATTTCAAGTCTTTTTTTCTGAATGTCCAAATCACGAACTCGAAGGGTCCGCTTGGCAACCTTGATTGCATAGTAACCAGCAATAACCCCCAAAGCAGCAGCCCCGATTGATATGATAAGATGAGCATGGTTGAGCCATGATGTCAAAGCGGCGGTCAATGAAACCGCCGCCCCCGAAGCAACCTTGATCTGATCAACAATCATGATCAATGGCTCCAGACTCTCCAGATTGGATTGGGATAGTCTTTCAATTTGCAGAATTGTCCTGTCGGAAATTCAACAACATACCACCCTTTGTTGGTGTAAACAGCATTGGTCATGTGCTTGACTCCTGCTCCGATTCCCAGAGCAACTTCATCCATATCGACTCCCAATTTTACGGCCAACAACGAAGATTCCGAATCCCGGTAGATCATCCGTGTCAAAGCCATCGCCAGAGTCGCCCGATCATCACAGTCTGAAACTTCGGACAGATAACCGTAACCTTCTTGGATCAGATTATCTTCCACCGATTTCCACCAACGGGCCAGATGCTTGACATCACGGGCTGCCATCGAACAGAATTCAGAGTCCACAAATTGAGGATGGGCATACTTGTAAATCTGTTTACATTTCTGCAATGCTTCTCCATAGGAATAGATTTTCTCAGGCTGACCTGTCAATTCCTTGGGAGGATGCGGAATCAGAACTCCTTGACCGTCGGTCTTGTTCTGTCTCCCGAAAATGTTGAACAACCATTTCATTATTATTCAGACGGTTCAGGAATCGTTGAGAATGTTTCGCCTCCGCTGTCAATCGCAAATCCTTCAGGAACCACAAAGGATGGTTGCCAGTTGTTGGTTGATGTTTCGGCGACCCCATAAGCCCCAGATGCCAGACTCTTGGTCAGATCATTGTTATCCCGGTTGATAGCGACATTCTGCCAAGCTCCGATCGCAAATCCAGCCAGAGGTGTGAGTGCTCGGATTGCAGAGATTGCTACATTTTCGGGGATATTGATTCGACCGATCGCATTGTAGGCAGCCAGAGATGTAGCGGTCATGTCCCGAGGAATTGAGACCGAAGCAATTTCAAATCCTTCTGATTGTTCAACTGTGTAAGAACCGGGAGGAAGTTTGACTATTACTTCAATCTGATTTTCGGCATTGTACTTGGCCAATTCACCATGCATTGACATGATGCCGATCTGCTTTTGCTCAACGACTTTTTGAACACTCTCAGGAACAGTTGAGCAACCTACCAGAAAGAGTGAAAGGGAAAGGAATGATGTGATCGCAATTTTCATAGTACTTTTTTCCATATTGTTTTGGACGGTCCTGTAATCAGTAATCGATAAAAGGGTTGAAAAATGATGAGACCGACTAGTTGCTTGATTCGTTTGATTTGAGTAATTGTCTGGAGATCATAAGGCCATTGTTCAAGCATCTTGTAGTAGATACGAGCGGCCTCTACTATACCGATATTTATCAGATCAGCATCTTTGGAGTCGATTTTGTTCAGAAGTTGCTCTCGGTTGGCAATGTTCTGCCATTCTTCAAGTTCGTGGGGATCAATATGAATCACTTGGGCCGGAGAAACCATCATGTCGTGGATTGCAGATGCGGCCAGAAGTCCTTCCTTTTTTCGATTTCCGATCAGCCATCGAAGCATTTTCCCCAAAAATCCGTGCTTGACCGATGGATAGGATGGGCCGTCCCAGAGGTATCCCGGCGACGCAATCCACAGTCGATATTCCTTATCGCAATAGACCAGATAGTTCTGGAGTTCCCAACCGTTTTTGTGTCGGTCTCCCTCCAGAGAAATGATTTCGCATGGATCAGCAATGATATGATCAGTGATCCATGTACCCTCAAAAGAAGATTCCTCTCCGCGCCAAGGAAAGGTCGAATCGGTTGAAGCTGGACCTCCCGAAGACACGAAAAGGAATCTTGGGTTAGATGTGTTAGTCTTCTTTCTTTTTCTCCAGCGGAGAATTGGCAAAGGCAGCAGCAATTGCACTCACAGCCGCAATGACTGCTGTGAGAGTATCCTGTACATTGCCAAGGAAGACAAGAGCAGCCGAAAGACCGCCAGCCCCCAGAGAGAAGACCTTACCGATAATTTGTTTGGCTCGATGTGTCATAGGTCTTTATTTATTGAATGGTGTTTTCAAATGCCCTTTGATATTCAATCTCAACACGATCAAAGGAACGAATTTGACGAGACTCAATCATGTTTTGAACTGTCATTTCAGCATCAAAGGTTGCTTGAATTTTTTTGCTGACAATATCAGACAGTTCAATGATCTGATCTGATTTCAGAACGACAAAACCACTTCGACTTTTCCAGTTGACCTGATAGGAAGAATCCTCTTTGGCACGAATTGTAGCAGCCATCAGATTGAGGTTTGATTCGGCATCTGATGAAAATTGATAGCCCAAATATTCAACACCTTCTCTTTGCTTGGATTCTCTTTGTTCAACTGCATAAGTTTGCAGATTGTCCTTAGTGGGTTGAAGAACTGGCTCTTGAGTAAAATGACTAGGGACAGGACCAATTTCTGTGATCTCAACCGGAGTTTCGCCGTCAAACCACATTTCGTCTCGATGGTCCTCAATTTCTTCCCATCGATTGTTGCGGAAGATTAGAGAGTAACCAACCTTGTCAAAATTGGGCGGCTTCACCAATGTTTCGTTGGGTCCAATATCAAATTCGTCAAAATTTTCAATGACTCTTGAAACAGTTCCTTCCTTTTTGTTGTAGACAATTTTGCCTCGGAGGTCATTCTTGACTACCCATTGGTCATTTTCAAAATAGACTATTTGCCCTTCTTTGACGATCGGAGGCTCGGTTGATGTCATCACCTCGTCTTCGGCCAAATCAGGTTCACCCAGCTCAAGAATGGTCCTAAGAAGCCTACCGTCATTTCTGGAATACACATAATGAAATCTTTTGTCTACAATGTATTTCCATTCTCCATCCTCAAAACGAAGATAGAAACCTTCATAATGGTTAGGCGGTTCAACTTCGGTCACATCTGAAGGAATCAGAAATGTTCCCGGTTTCTTGGTTGATTCCAGAACGACTTCGGGATGACCACCTTCAATGGTCCATACTCTTTTTTGCTTTCTCATACCTTAATGCAAATAACTGCCGCCATATTTATGGGGCGTGTTTCATTATCACCTCGATTTTCCACAGTGATTGTGTGATTGTGAGCACCTCCCGATCCTGTATTTACATCTCTAGATCCTCCTTGACCAAGACCTGTACCTCGAGCAACATCGAATTCGAGAAAAAAACTCGTGAATCTATCATTATATGAGTGTGTATGATTTCCTACTCCTGTTGAAGATGCTGGGTGATCGTGACTAGTGAAAGCATCATTTTGAGTGCTTCCGATTGATCCTGAAACATGATTGCCCGATCCTCCGTGTCCTCTCAAAAATTTACCTCTAAAATCGGGCAGATTGAAAGTGTCTGAACCGTTTCCAGAGCCAAAGGTTGTACCAATAATCTCAAAGAGATCAGCATAGTCTTGTCTGGAAATCTCGGCACCATTGCAAATCTCCCAGCCGTCCGGAATCGCAGAAGTAATTCCATCCGGAAGAACTTCAACCGAAAATTCCATGTATTTTCCGACTGGCTCTTCTCCAGTCGCAACAAATTCTTTGAAATTAGCCATACTTACAGAACCCTCCAGACGCTGTTGGTTTCATCCCAAAGAAAATCAACGGTGAATTTTTGTTGGTCAATTGTAATTCCTTCGCCGACAGCCAAAGATTCAATTTGATCTCCTGAAAATCCATTGACAGTTACACTTCGACCCAGCGAATCATTTTCAAGTCGAACCGAGAGTCGTCCCTTGTTGCTTGATGGTAGAGTGCAGATAACCTCTTCGCCTTCGTTGGGAGTGACCAGAAAAAGTGTGGAAGAGACTGCGCTAAAATTGTTACCCAAAGAATCACCTCCGATCAACGATACCTTGGAAACCACAAATTTGGTAATTTGGTCAAGTTTGTCAATTGAAGTTTCCAGCGAGTCACCATCTGAAACAGTATTGTCCTCTGTGTAGGATGTACTAAATCCGTCGTCGGCTCCGGTATATGTTTTGATTTGGGAAAGATCATTTAGTTCTGTATCAAGAACTCCGATTGAATCTTCCAGCGAGTCGCCATTGTTTACAAAGTTGGTACTTGAGTAGATGGGTGTGAAAGAGTCTGAAGCCCCGACAAATCCTCGAAGGGAATCAATTTCACTTACATTGTTCAGCAACGATTCACCGCTGTTGGTAAAGAAATCATTACCTTGAAACCCTACATCCGAATCTGAAGCAAGAAAAACATCATTGGTCGAATTGTACTTGAGGGAAACAATTGAAGGTGATCCAATTTGAAGACCCGCATTATCAGCTTCGGTCTTGTTTGAGGCATCTTCGTCAACTGTAATAGTTTTGCCCCCAATTACAGTACTTGAAGATTGAGTAGGAGCATCAAGAGTACCATTGACAGTCAGATCACCATCAATAGTAACACTGATAATTTGACCTGTTGCATTGGTCTCAATGACCATGCTAGTGTTATCACTGTTGAGATCACCATTGAGTGTCAGATCACCATTGATCGGCATTGAGCCGTCATTTTCCAGCTTGGTGGCATTGAGATTCTGGAAATTTGAATCCCCTTCCGAACTATCAAGAGGAGAATTTTTGGTCGTCTCGTCAAAATTCGGATTGGGAGAATTTTCTCTTAGAATAATGGTACTCATGTGTTTACCTTATTTATCATCCGATTGTCAGAGTCCAGCTAATGTCAAGAATGTCAGATTCTGCTTTGGTGACAGGAGACGAAAGAACTGTTCGGGCGATCATTGTGTCTTGGTCGGTGAAAAGACCGATCTCATTGATATCTTCACTTGGTGTTTCAGATGCCTCGTCAATAAAAGAAGTAGAAGCAATCCAAGATTTGACTTCAAGAGTTGGCCTTTGAAGAGACAAGAGATTTTTGAAGACCTGATTGGACCCTGTCAACGCAGTCTGACTCACATCAGGAGCAGTAGTTCCGTCACCTAAACCGATTTGAGAAATGACTTCTGATGTGGTTCCGAGAACTCGATCGACCAAGTAGGTTTTCCCTACCTCAGTGATGAGGTTGCGAATTTGCACCTTTTGTCTAGTTTGACGAGTGGCTTGGTCGATCACACGAATCGATACATCCCCTTTGATACTGACGAAATCTTTAATCATAATTTATTGTTTATTTATTAGTTGAGTTAGCATCTCTTTCAATTCAGTAACTTCATTTTGAAGGTCTTGAATTCTTTGATTTTCTCGCTGTGCTTTGGCTCTTCTTCGCTTGGCAGCAATATACTCGTCCGGATTGGTATTGATGATTGCTCGCGACCTTGAATCTCGTACCAGCGAAGGATTCTCTTTGATTTTCTTATACACTTGCAATTGCTCGAAGGTCACGAATCTTACAGACTTGGGCAGCATCGTTGGAAATGAAAACGATCTTGACCGCAAAGTCCGAAAATTCTTCAATGTTTTCGGTGATGTTGGGGTCCGGATTAGGAAGAATGTATTCAATTTCTGAATACTCATTTTCCTTGTCGTGAGTCGGAATGTCAAAGGCGTTGGTGTTGGAGTCCACCGAGTAAACTGGCATTTCATACCATTTGACATCGTTGGCAAATGACTGATCAACTTCTGAAGAGATTTGTCTCTTGGCATAGACCCGAATGTCGCAATTGGTCGTCGGACGATTGACCGCCAAGATCACCCGAAGGTCTTCGGCAGGATTCTGAAGCGAAACTCGTTGGGTAATGTATCGGGAAATTGCATCGCCTCCATTGGCAACACCTTCCGTCCAATCACTTCCGTCCCATGTTGCTCCTTCGTCAAGCGAAATCGGATCATTGACACGGTTTTCTACACCGATCATGGAAACTCTTTCCAGATCAATCACCGGAGTGATATCAGAATTGTTGGTGACCAGTCGAGCCTTGACATCAACTCGCTGGGCCGAGTCAATTTGACTCCGAAGAGAATAGTTCTCTTTGTTCTCCAGAGTTCCAAATTGACCTGAAGCATTGATTCTTGTTCCAGACGAGTTGAAGAAATCAACCTCAAAATCAATTGATGTCGGAGGTAGATTCAAAGTTTCCATATTGAGATTGAACAAAGAGAAAAGAAATGATTCCATGTTCTGACTCTGACCGTCAATCAGAGATGACAGGGTGAATTCCTTGACTGTTCCGGTCGGGAATACTGCCTTGTTCATCCGAAGCATGACATCCTTGCGCTGGTCTGGAGTCCATGTTCTCTTGTTCTGCGACTTGAGCAAGACACCAAAGGAAGGATTCTTGACAATCGGTGTATTGCTGACAACATCCTGTTGCCCGATCTCAGATGTCCAGATTCGGTACTCAGGACTCTTGGAGAATATGATCAGAGCATATTCAAATCCAGCCTGTAGATAGACCGGATATTCAAACTCAAAGTTGGTTGCATAATTGGTGATCGGATCAGAACTTGTCGGATTGCGACCACTGACTGCTACATCACTATTCTTTTTGCGGACCCGAGAACCGGGAATTACATTGGTAGTTGGAATTCCATTCTCAACTGAAACCAGATAGACTTCGGCGTCAATTGAATCGTCGTCCGGCTTGGTCGCAAAATACAAATCAACATCGGTCAGAAATGCTCCTTCTGGATGGTTTTGGCCAATCACAAATGTCTGAGCCACCGGATCAAATGCATTGAGGGTCGTACGAGAAGAACGAGAAACAATCACACGCGAATCTTCCAGTCGAGTTTGGGTAAATTCTGGAACTCGGGTTGAAAGAATCTGAGTCTCTTTCTCCTGAATTAGCCCTTCGGCATTGTACTTGGCTTCGGCAAAGGAATCAGATTCCAGCTCGTTGTTCTGAGGATTATCGGTCAAGCGAAAAACTCTTTGACCTGTCCGGAATCTTTGTTCTTCATTGTTGGGGATTCGGAACACGCCTTCGATTTCGCCCAGATCGTTGGTGACCAAAGGATTGTTGAAATCACCGCCGGGGGCTGGTTGTCCGTTGTAGGTTGTGACATCCGTGCCGACCGCAAAGGGAACAAAAGTATCAGGTTTGACAAAGCTGGTCACATCCTCGTCATCAAAAAATGCATACAATTGTGTGTTGGGTTTGAAACCTGTCCCTCGGAAACGAACATCCCGAGAACGAATCCACGGCACAATGGATAGATCAACCACTCGTTCACCCAGAGATTGCTCAACCGTGTTGAATGAAAGATCGGTGCGAATTCCGGTACGAGTCTGACCTGTCCGAGTTGTGGTGTTGGTCACAGTTGTGTCCTGAATCCATTGACCGTGAGGAAGACTGCGATCAATTCGACGCGAAGTCGATGAATTGGACGAACGACTCTGCCATGCATTCTGCCATGCATTCCACTCTGTCCCCAAAACTCCATCAGCCTCATTGGCGATAAATTCCAGAGCATTGGAGATTCCTTCCAGATTGATCGTCGTTGTCGGACGAGTTTGAGTATCGATCCATTCGTCTGACGAAGGGGACAGACGAATTGATCCTTCCCATGTTGTGACCTCGTAGGGTTGGACACTCATGGTCTGGGATGCTTTCAGATTGGAAACCAGAATTTCCCGATCACCTTCGTCAAGACTTAGTTGCTCTTGGCCGATTTCTCCCGGCTTGGGCGTTACCGGAGTTGATCCGTTGACATCCCCGGTAAATTGAAGTCGGTAACTTTCCTGTTTGTAATAGGGTCGAAGAATTCCATTTTCCTTATCAATCGAGCACAGATAGTCAGGATTGCGAACATCGCCAACCGAATGACCGATGAATGAATCAACCAAAATTCCACTCTTGAATCTTTCAACTCCTGCTGATTCTTCTCGGAGATCAAGAATCTTGCGCTCAGTCGCCTCCTTTTCCAGCAAAGATAGAGACGAGTAATATTCCAATTTCTGAACTCGTTTTTCAAGATCACCAATATCGGCCATTGTGTAACGATTGTTATCGATGTAGGCCAGATCAATGTCCCTTGGATCATAGGTGTAAGGTGGAATATAAAGTTCATACAGAGACATGGCTCCCGAAGGAGTCTTGGGTGTGATCGGGCTCAAGGCTGGTTTCCCCTTGATGATGTAGAATTCAGATTTGTAATCAACGACCAGCAGATCAGCCCGTGGAAGGTAATGGGTAAAATCAATCTGAGCAATGCTGTTGGGCAGAACACGGGCCGGAAGTTCGGCCAAGTTTCCAGACGAGTTTCGCTTCACCCGAAAGTCGATGTAGTCAGAAAGACGAAGACGCTCAAATTGAGGAATCTCGTCAAAGTTGATTCCAGAATTCTCATAGCTGTCCACCGAAAAGTAATCTCCTGTTCCGGTATGGTTGAAATAACTGTAGTCAACAGTGACATTGCTTCCAGCCAAAGAGGCATCCAGCTTGAGGATCGGCGAATCATAGAAATTCAACCCTTGACCGTCGTCGATCACAATGAAATCTTCGCCATAATAGTCTCCGGTCACCTCAATTGAAGTCATCAGAACATCCTGATTGTTCAGAATAATCGTACCATCATCCTCGACTGTATGGGATTCTCCGGTCACCGACTGAATCACCTTTTCCTTGAAATTGGTCGCATCGGTGTCCTCAAAACGAACTGGAAGGATAGATTTGACCGTATCGGTCCCCATTGCAATTTTGCCTGTTGAGTTGTCAAACTCAACATCAACATAATCGCCATCGGTGTCTGGGGTGATGCTGTTGATTTCGCTTAGAGGATTCAAATATTCAAAATTGGTCTCATTGAAAAGGACAAAATCCTGTGCATTCAGACCTGTGAATTTCTCGTTGGTGCTGCCTGAGAAACGGTAAACCGATCCCCCCTGATATGTCCCTGTGATGATTTTTTGCTTGACATAAGTGATTGAGTCAAGCGTTTCTGTACCTGCATAAGGAAGAGCAAAGATTGATCGGTTGTTCTCCGGATTCTTGATCGATGAATCGGTGATAGGAGAACCTCCTCCGATTGTCCCCGGCAGATAACGATACTCAAATCCCTCCGGAAGAGTGACCCCGCTCGGAGTTATCTCACCTGTAGAAGGATCGGTGTACAGATTGTCAAAATTGTTGTAAACATAAATTCGGTATCGAAGCCAGTTGGGCCTCACAGAAAAGGCTGGATCAGATGAAGTGACCGATCCAAGGAATTCAATGTTTCGTACCTTCTGACCATAGACTCCATTGGCAAAAAGATCATCAATCGATGAAACAGGATTGTTTTCTGCATCCCAGACTACATCAATGTAATTACCTCGAATTGCCGCCACATAGACACCCTCAGTCGATTCCAGAGTCCGTGCCTTGTCCACAACAACACCGCGCTTTTCGGCCAGATCAACTCGATAGCCCTCGACATAGGCAACCGATGGATCAATTTCGGTGAGCAGAAGCTTTCGGGCATCAGATTCAGTCGTAATCCCAAAGGGTTCATTTTGGGCCAGATCAGAAGATGTGTATCGACCTCCATTGTTGTTTTCGCGCAGGAATTCCCGAGTATTGACCAGAAAGGGTCGGACTGTGTAGTTGCCTGATTCCTCAAAGGTGCGTTCGGCCAGAACTCGATCCAGTTGTGAATATTCGGTGCGAGCCTCGGTGAAAACTGAACTTTGGGTGATGCTCAAAATGCGTACAAAATCAATCTCGGTCGTAGCCGCATTGAAGACATCGGTTCCTTCATTATTGAGGTTCAGAATTTCTGAATCTTCGGTGAGCAAACCAAGATCAACGGTGATCTGGTATCGGTCGGCCCCCGGTGCCGCAAAGTTGAATGTCCCGTTGGCATTATCCAGCAGAGTTGTGTCATTTTCTGAGGTTATCGTGTTCTCAAAAATCCGAAGGATAATATCGCCGCTGATCGTTTCGTTCTGATCAGTCTTGATCATGTACTTGTTGATTCCGTCAATGGCCACAAAGTATCCCTTGACAAAAAAGATACCAGACTCCACATGAAGCGAAAAGCCGATCCCGGTTGACTGGACTGTCCCGATGTCACCTGAGATTGTCTGAGTCGTTCCGTCAGGCAGAATGATCAGATCGTCCCTAAGATGGATTGCATCTGATGTTTGAAAGACAGCATTTCCGCCTGAAGAATTGAGATATCGAAGCCAGATTCGATATTGATCGGTAATCTTCTGGACTGCCAGAATCTCAGCTTTGAGTAACGCAACGCCCGAAGACGGATCAACAGTTTCAATGTATTTCTGGAGATCAATGTTGTTTTCCACATCAACATTGGTGATTTCCAGATCAATGAAAGGAACATTATCTACAAAGTTGGAACCTCCGTCAATGACAGGTGTACCATTTTCGTAAACAGAAAGACCAAATTTGTCAATCTGATCCTGAAGGATCGTCTGAAGCTGATTGAGTTCCCGGTTCTGGACGGCATAGGATGGCGAGAAAAGAATACGATAGTATCCCTTATCAGACACGACCAATCCGTTAGAATCCGGAGTGCTGAAATCGTCAAAGTAAGGAGGACGGTTGAATACTGTTACTGGCATGATAGTTTCTAGAAATTGAGAATAAAGTTGATAGATTCAATCTGATTTTCGCTTCGGGTAATTGACTCGCGATTCTTGATGAAAAGAATGTTGCCCGAATATGGAAGATAATCAGGTTGAGTGATACTATCTATTTGTGTGTTTTCAGATGATCTGGAACCCAGAACAACTTCATTTTCCTGAAACGGAATTGAATTGGATTGCTCGTCGTCACGAATCACTCGAATTGAACTGTCAGAAGGAATATCAACAAGGGTTGCTCTGGCACCGGAATTTGTACCTACAATAAGTTCATCAAGTTGAAAGTTGGAAGTTTGACCGTTGGCAGTATTTATGGTTGTCATTCCAGAAAGGCTTTCCTGAGTGGCCTTGTCACCGTTTTGGAGAAGCGGATTTTCCAGTAGACCAATTGTTCGAAAATCAAAGTTTTCATCTACCGGAAAATCGTCATCATTTTCTCCATAGATAATACGCACATTGAATAACAATGAATTGGCATAGAGTTCAATCTGCGGATTTGAACCGTGGCCACCGGGAGGAGAAATGACAGGTTGGGTGACTGCTCCCAGACCGACTCGATTGACCAGAAAAGTTTGAGCCCGAGTGAAATTGCGACCAGATTCTTCAATATCAATTCGTTGAATATTGCCTTGATTATTGACCTTGGCAAATGCAACACAACTTGACTGAACAACTGAGGCTGTGCCTACTCGATAGTTGGTTCCTTGCTGAATGATTTCCAGATCGGTGATTTGACCATTGGAATTGACAGTTGCCCAGCCAAATGCCAGTTCCTTTTCTTCCAGTGATTGGACCGTTGCTGTTTCTTTTACGGTCTGGCGAATTAGGACCGGAAGTCTGCCTTCGTAGGTCTCAATAATATCATAGCCTGATCCTGCATTGGTAATGGCAAAACTGCCGGGACGAATTCCTTGAGTCCCCGGCGAAAGATTCTGAATATCAATTTGACAAGTCGCATTTTCGTCCCCATTACCTTCAACAAAGACTGGAATGATTGAATTGGGTTCAAAATTGCTTCCACCACTTTGCACAATGATTTTCTCGATGGAACCAGAAATCGCATCATTTTCCACATCCTCGTCTCTGGAGAAAGGAAGATATTCTTCCAGATCGTACTTACGAAGCAAGGGCTCTGAAATGTTGAACATATACTTCCAGATGTAATTGTCGCTGGTACGAATCAGAGAAGTAGAAGTACCTTCAGGAGCGACCAGAGATGGAGCACCATTGTTGTTGTCAATACACTTGTAGATATTGTTGTTGCTGGTATTGATCACATAGAAAACTTCATCACTCAAATCTCTTTGGTCGGTATATTCAACATAGACAGTGTTGGGTGTCCATTCGTACTTATTGAATCCCAGCGAAATGTCATTTTCGTTGACTCTCTTGAGAGACACAATATTACTCTTGGTCGAGTTCTCTTCGTTGATTGAATCTTCGACCTGATCAGGAACATCGGGAACAGTATAATCAAGCGGACGAGCATAGAAAAAGTAAACATACTCGTCAGACGCAAAATTGATGTTCTTAAACTTCTCTTCGATGCTCTTGAGGAGTCTAAAATTGAAATTTTCTGTGAGTGTCTGGGTACTCATATATATGTGCTAGTTATTTATCCCCTAGAAATTTGATTTTTGGACATTGGTTGACTGACTTCCCGAAGGACCGCTTGAAACAGTTTGAAAGCCCTTGGAAAAATAGTCATCTGCAAAATAGTTCCCTTTGATGTAGTCCTGAAGGTTGACCGACAGAGTCGTTTCAACAGTTTCGGTTTCGGTAATTTGTATTTCAGGCGGCTGATAATCTTCAATTACTACAAGTTCTGGATCCAGATCAAGGTCAAGAAAGAAACGGGATGTGTCTTCAATTTCGTTGAAGATGATGAATCCAGAAGGATGAACCAAATTTTCAAATTCAGACCTCCAGTCCGAGATTGAAAAACTTGATCGAATCACATAAGAAAAAGTCTGATAGAAAAACGAATCCTGAATGACTGTGCTGGAAGAAGTGCGGCCAATCTGATTTTCGTAGAATCCGGTAGTTGTGATCAAGTTACCAAATCGAAGATCAATTGAGCCTCCTTGGCCATTTTCAGATTCAATAACAAGGTTGCTCAGAGTTCGAAACTCATTGTCAAAATTCAAACTTTGTCCAGTTTGGTAAAATTCAAAGTCATGATAGGTGATCAAATTATCATCGGTGATCACATTGTCAACTTTGATTAGATTTTGTGATTTATCAATAAATCCGCTAACATCTGCCCATTGATTTTGATAAAATGAAAAATCAATGTTCAAATTTTCAACACTCTCAATATTGAACAAAATTTCAGTATTAAAACGAGAAACCTGCAATTGATTTTCGTCATTGATGTATCCCCGAACATAGACACGAACCCCATCTTCGGTGAAATCGTTGACTGTCAAACCTTCTTCATAATGCACTTCGCTTGATTGTCCATACGATTTGATGGAAACCGATTGAATTTCGCCATTGGGACCGATCTTTTCAACCAAACCGACAAATGTCACATTGCCGATTCCATCGATAAAAACTCGATCTCCAATTTCATAACCCTGACCTGAATCGGTCACCCGAAGATTAGTCATGGTGCGAACCAGATTGGCTCGGAATTTTCCGTCCGAGCTTATCACTGGGAATCCAGAGACCAGAGCACCACTGAAGGTTTCGCCCCTCAGAGTGACCTCATAAAAAATTTTCTCCTTGTAAAATTTCTGAACAAAATTCTTGACATCAACCTGAGCCAAAGAATTTCCACGACCATCAAACTGCTGAAGCTGACTTCCGGTCAGAAGTTCGCCTTCACCCTGATAGGGAACCAACAGAATTTTTGTGTCAAAGGACCATCTTCCGCTGGATGGAATAAGCACATTGTCCCAAGGATAATAGATGTCAACTGCCTCATTAAAAAACACCCTAAAGAAAAACTGAATCGATTCTTTGCTGCCTCGGATGTTGTAATATTCAATAAGTCGTTTCAGAAGAAAAACCTTCTGGACATAGGGACTATCAGGAATTCCTCGGGCAACTTCATAGGTGATCTTGTCCAGATAAAGAGGGTCCGTCACCAAATCAATATCGTGTTCCGCAATGATTCGTGAGATTACATAGGACGGACTTTCTTTCTGATTCAGAAATTCATAATATTCTTTCAGAAAGGAACGAAATGTTTCTGTATTGGGAGCAAACTGAACCGGAAGCAGAGTGTCAACCCTGCTTGATTCGATATTGGATTGCCCAAATTCTCTGAGTGATTCAATCGAGATAGACATATTTCATTATGTTCTGAACCGAGAAATCGGTCGGTAGTTGGTTCCTCCGCTGGATGAGGAGATCACGGTCGGATCAGAATTTCCAGTGATTGTGGTGCGGGAAAGATCAATTGACAGAAGTTGATTCCGAATCGTGGCCACATCATAGGAGTTGGGCCTTGTTGTGATATTGATCTGTGTGTTGAATGTAGTCGGAAGAGGTTCCAGAGCCAATCTTCCTGTTTTGATATTTAGGATTCCGGCATTGGGAATGACCTTGATCTGGGTCGAAAGATCATTGGAAAGTCGATAGACAAAGAGACGGCGATTGACTGTTTCACCTTCAATCGGTTCGTCGGCCAGAAAATAATTCTGATTGTTGAAGGTCCATGAACTACTTGAAATCAATGAATCATTTTCATCCACATCTCCAAAAAGTTCAAATTTAAAATCAACATTGAAAGGTGTTCGGTTGGATGCTACCAGATCAACTGTTTTCAGAACAAAAATTCGAGCAAAAGAGTTGAGAATTGATTCGTCAGCATTGTCAATCGTGTTCAAGAAATTGGAATATCGAAAAACTTTGTCAAAGTCTTCCAGAAAATTGGAGTTGAAATTTATGATTGAGTTGCGAACTTTACTTTCAAGCTGAGTTTCAGACAGATTTGTTCGATTTCGGTTGTAGGAAAAGAAAACATCAAAGAACAGGAAGATATAATTGGGATCAACAATTTCAGGCTTGACTGTCAGGACATTGACCGACTCAAGATAGTCCAGAATTTGCTGTCTCTGCACCGAGGACAGAAAGAGATCATCCTTGGGCTTGGCCGACAGAAAGACCTTTCCGTAAATCGGAGGATCATTGTACTGACCGCCCCAGATTGAGAGTGCTTCGATGTTGGGAATGTTCTCACGAATCAGGGCCTCATAATCGTTGGTTGTTACTCCTCGATTTTGAGCAATAAAAGCATAGGGAGCAGTCCGACGAATTGACTCAACCGATTCTCTTTCGTCGCCTCCCGATGCAAGACTGATTGTGTTGAGTGAGATCACTTCTTCGTTGGTGGCCGATGCAAAAGCTGGATCACCCGAAGTTTCAAAGGTGAAAATATTGGTTCCGTTGGCTTCGGCTCCTGAAGTGGTCAGATAGACCAGTTCGACCACATTGAGATTTTCCAGTTTACGCCCAATTGTTCCATCCCCAAATTCTACCTGATATTTGCCTTCAAAGTTTTCAGAAAGGAAATAGACCCGAGAATCTGAATCAATCTGATTGAACGACTCGCGAGGCAGAAATGTAGTTGCATTGGTCGTCTGCTGATGGTCAAAAACTCTGACAATCAAAGTACTGGTATCAATGGTTTCGTCATCAATCAGATATTTCTGGGTAGGATTGGATGTGTCTACCAGAAATCGAAGGCGATCCAGAACACCTTGAGAGATTTCCACATCGGAAAATCGGAATCCGTCAATGGTTGAGTCGTAGGTTGCTTCCGAATCATTCAGAGTAGTGAACACATAAGTAGTGTCGTCAAAAGATGCCGTAAATCGAGAACCCCGAGGAAGAGTGAGATTGACCACCGTAGATGCCGGATTACGAGCAAATATGATGTTCAGTCTTGCAACGGCTCCTCGACGAGATCGAGGAGTGTATCCGATCAATTTGGCCCTTGACACAACATTGGAACGAATCTGAGCTGAGTCCAGAAATGACTCGTTCATACTTACATGGGCATTGACCGCATTGTAATGGGTATTGTAGGCAAGGATGTCAAGTAAATAATTGAGACCTGACCCTTCAAAATTCCAGTCACGAAACGGTGAATCCTCGCGTTGAAAATAGTTTTTGAGATTGGATTTGATATTTTCAAAATCCAATTCAGTTACTTTTGAAATTTCTGCTGACATTTTTGGTAAGATTAGCGAATTCGATTGAGTTCAAAATCAACTTCCTGACGACCCAAAGCTGTATTTTTGATTGAAAATCCGATGGTCACTCGGTAGGCATTCTGATCCAGATTGTTGTCAACCTGTACTTCAATATCAGCAACTCTGGGTTCAAAATTCTGAAGAACACTTTTGATTTCCTCTTGGATTGAGATGGCCGTGGTATATCCAACTGGCTCAAAAAGGTAAGATGTAACATTGCCTCCAAAATCGGGACGAAAGAGTTTCTCCCCAAAATTGGTCAAGACCAAATTTTTCACAGCTTGCTTGACCGCATCCAAATCGGTCAGAGGAACAATGTCTTCGGTTTTGGGATGAATCGGCATTGACAGATTGAGGTCCGCAAAAAGTTGACGAGACGAAACCGGAATCGCTCTCTTTCCGTTTTGGTTGAAATCTGAAAGTTGAGATGACATTCTTGGTTATTTATAGGCCAAAAGAAGGAATCCCATCAAAAGAAAACGAAGGAGAGATGGAGCCGCTGATACTTGCTCCCAGAGGCAGCGAGATTGATCCGGAAATTCCGGCATCTGCCAAGAAATCGGTGATCTTGAAATCTGCAATATCGATCAAAGCTCCCAAACCTATTGTCTGGAAGAACGATTTTCCGGCCCCCAGAATGAAATCGGTGGTCAGATACCTTCTCCAGTTGTGACGAAAATGATACAAAGCTTCCACATAACGATGAAATTGTCTTTCCAAAGACCGAATCCTCTCAAAAACTCGACCCCCAATGATGTCCAGAGGAGTGAATCCAAAAATGGATATGCTTTCAATGGCCCCGACGATCTGGGCCTGAAGAGATCGAACCGGAGCCAATGCACTTTGGATTGCTTGATTGGCAGCATTTATGGCCATTCCTTTCAGATTTCCGACGACCGAATCAATGATTCCGGTGGCCAGAGAAGCAATATCAGGAGGGTTGATCAAGCTGAAAGCAAGCGATCCTGCTGCACCGGGAAATTTTCCAAACAGACCATTGATTCCAATATCGATTGCGTCAAGCAGTTTACCCTTGACTTCTGAGACTGCATAGGAAACGACATTCTCAAAAATGAGATCAGGAGCAATCACACCACAGGCATTGGTCCATGCATTGAAGGGAGAAGACAGAAAATTGGTCACTATTTGAATCTTTCCGTCCAGAATATCAATCGAATTGTTCAGCACATCAGTAATCTGAGATGCAATCTGTCCCTTGAGGTTGGCCATGAATGCTTGAGGATTTGAGGCCAGATCAAGCAAATTGAGATCAATCCCCAGAATTGAAACATCAAATGGAAGGTCTGGAATAATGCTTCCGATCGCACTTGCAATCTTGGACAAAGCAAGAGCTTGCATATCTTCAAACAGAGCAGTGATTCGTCTTTCCCATTCAATTTCCGGAATTCTCAAAGTTGGCAGAATGGGCGAAGATAACTGAAATGGAAATCCAGATAGGTCAATTGCAATACCCGCAGTATTGAGTGCATTGGCTATTGCGGCTGCCTCGTCCGAAAGACCTGCTATTGAAAGGATAGATGGAAGAGTGACTGCCGAATTCAATGCAGATACAATGTCACTCTTTTGGGGGATCAGACTCAGAGGGTCCAGAGTCGGAGCAAGGCCACCCAGATCAATCGAGCCGGAAATTCCCAGTCCTCCGATGTCAAAAGAAACATCGGAACCAAAGGAAAGATTTCCGATCGATGCCGGAAGACTTGGAATATTGAATTCCGGAACATCAAAACTGAAATAGGAATCAAGCATTGAGATCGATAATAGGTGCGTTGAGATCGATAATGGAAGCCGAGTTGATCTGAATCGGACCATTGGCCGAGGTGACTTGGCCACCCAGATAAATTTCGCTGGCCGATCCTTGGGTCGATTCCTGAAGTGAACCACCAATAGAAATTATCTCGTTGATTCCGATATTCATTGCATGATTCATTCTGTAATCTTCAATCACATCCTTGAGGACAGTCTGTCTCAATTCTCCTTCGATCAATTCGGTACGATTTCCCTTGACATGAACATAATGATCACCTTCGATCAGAGTTCGGGCATCGCCTTCGATCGTAACATTGCAATTCCCCTTGATATTCACATTGGAGTCCCTGACCACGATTCGGTACTCGTCACCCACAATCACCACGGTCTCATCACCCTTGGGTGTCCACTCAGAATAGGTTCCGCTCTTATGCATTGTTGAGACTCGTTCAAAATCCGGAGTCACATCAAATTCCTGAATATGCATTGTCTTCTCAGGCTCTTCCCCTTGGTCACCCGAAAATTTTTCTTTGCCTCGTCTCAAGATTCCAGAAGGATTTCCAGCTTGATCATTGACAGGCTCCAGTTCAATCTTTCGTTCAAAGGCATGAACATGATTTTTAGGATACTGAACCTGAATGATCTCGTCCAGCGGAGGCAATTCCCATTCGTCCGCAAAGGCGATCGGAACAGGATCAAGATTCTCTCGATGCTCGTCCTTTTTCAGATAGGAAAATGATTCTTCATATTTCTTATCCTTGGAAACAGCCTCTTCAGGTGTATCAATTTGATCTACCTTGTCTCCATAAGGATATTGCTGATTAGGGTCAGAGAATCCTACCGAATAATCAACTGATCCACTCATTGAGGGAATTGCCCCCATGATGATCGGGTCTTGAGCACTCTTCCCGTCCCTAAAAAACCCGACAACCCATGAACCTCGTACCAGTCCGGTCGGAGATTGGCCAACTCCGCTGGTGGATGCTGATGTGACTGGCATCATTACATGAGCCCACGGAAGAGTCGTGGTCGGAATGTATTCTTTGGACTCAGTATGGTAACCAAAGCAACGGACTCGGACCCTGCCCATCTGCTCTGGGTCCAGAACATCCTCAATGACTCCGGTGAAAAAAGAGGTGTTGAGATAATTATCTTTGGTTTCAGGTGTCAACATAATCAACTATCTTGGAAAACTGTCTCGTTTGACTCGGATTCTTACAAAGTATTCACGGTTTTTGAATTCATGAATTGCCGAAGTCACAATGTATTTACCCGAAAGATGTCGATCAATAAGATCGTCCTGACCGACCTGTTCTGGATCAACCGCCCGAGGAAATTCAAGTTCAATCTTGGTTCCAGCCTTCAAATCCATATCTCCAAAAAGAACCAGATCATGGACATAGGTATTGAAGACGCCTTCAAACGCATTGAGACGGTAAATGGAATCTGATGACAAAGAGGTAGAATAGTTCTGGAAACTTCCTTCAAAGGCTGAACTATTGGTTGCGATATGTTCCATATAGGAGAAGAAATTGGCTCCCATTTCTTCTTCCTGTTCGGTCGGAGCCGGAGCCGAGAAACTCTGATTCAGATAGGAATTGTTGAGTAAAATCTGTGGCTCAAATGGAGGAGGAGGTTCCAGAACACTGCGACCTTCCAGTGTTGAGGAAAGTGGAAATTGGCCGGGATAGGAATAGTATTTTCGGGAGAATGATTTCTGAGCGATGTCCAGATAGTTGTTTTCGGAAGCAAATGTTCCTTTTTCAGACGGAAAATATTTGGACAGATTGAGGTCGGACGAAACATCAACGATTCTTCGGCGACGAGATTCGTAGTCCAGTTCGGTAGCTACATCATTCCGAAAATCCCGGCTATCAATGTATCTGTCATAGACCTGATCGTTGGCGATAACAGTATGGGATTTCAGGTTGATAATTCCGTCAATTGTCTGAAAGAGGTAAAAAGGTGCAAACTGACCATCAAAGGTACGGCGTCGAAACCAGTCAGCAGCTTGCATAGGTGGCTGGATGTTGATAATACCCTGTCCCTTAGATATTGCAGCACCCTGTACATTCAAAGACTGACCAAAGGCATCCTGATAAATCTTGACAATCTGATCAGAAGTCGGTCCTTTCCAGAATCTTGAAATCTTCTGCTGGGAATTTCGAAATGCATGGGGCGAAATCCCCCTCAAGGTGTAGACTTGAGTATGTTGCTCTTTGGGTCGACCAAAAACAGGATATTCGGTCAGATAAAATTCCAGCGAGATTCTCTGGTCTGGTCCGTTTTCACCCGATTGACGATAGACCGAAATGCGAATGGTTTCCTGTCCGTAGAGTGGAAGAGTTTCCAGAAGATTGACATTGTCCTTGACAGAAAGAGAACAGAAAAGAGAAGGACTGTACAAACTTTCGGTAATTGAGAACTCAGTCACCAGATTCTGGATGTCCGCAGTCTCCCCGATTTTGTTGGTGATCACAATTTCATCAATCAGAAATGCTGACGGAACCAGAGCGACTCCGTCTGGAGTGATATTCTTGAGCCGACTCATGATGATAATATGTTAGGCCGAAAGTCTTCCGGTTGATGTCAATGTCTGTTGAAATCGTCGAGAAAATGTTCGAATCAAGCTTGGTTCAATCACTCGAATCAATCGGCGTTGGAAGTTTTTCTGTTCTTCTGCCTCATAGTTGGTCAACGGAAATCCTTCATTATTGAGAACGCAGAATAAGGGACAGATAGGATCACCATTGATATCCAGAAAAGTCCGAGGAGCGTTGGCTGCATTGTTGTAGAGTTGGCTTGGCTCAAAACGAAGTCTGTCCATAAAGGCATCTTTGAGTTCTTGGGCCGTAGTCGCCTGAAGAGCTTGCTGATATTCTTCGGTGTACAGATTGTAATTTTCGGCCAGATTGCGAAGCCAGTTATCTCGAACCGAGATCAGCCATTCAAAATCTCCGGCTGGATTCTCTCCGGTCAGAAAGAAAACCAGGTTTCGATTGGGATTAGACGAGAAAAAGAATCGATCCTGATTATTGTAAACCCAGAGTTGAAATTTTCGAGAGTCAAATTCAGCAATCTGAGCACCTCTTTCTGGTTCGGTCGAAATTTCTCGACGAACCCGAAGACCCTCATACTTGTAATCAATACCTTGAATGGTGTTTTCCCCCGAAAATACAGTTGTTGAGAATCCGAAAATGGTAGAGATGACATTCTGAAGATCATAACTTGGTCCCGGCAGATTCAAGTCAATTGAATCCAGATTTGTTGAGTTGAGATCAAGGCTGGTATTTTCAGTGGAAGGTGGAATGACTGCAACTCCATAACCTTCATATTTGCGTCGAATAAACTCTTCAAATTCATAGGACGAAAGAGGCCACTCCTTCATTCCGTCCTTGAGACGATCATTGACAATAAAGAAGGTCCAATAAAAATTGGGTGTATTGTAAAGTTTGGCCGATACGATATCAGGACGATCACCGTCTTCGATTTCGTACCATTGATAGTTGGCATAATTGTCCAGAGCCACATCATTGACATCAACAAAACGAAACATATCGGTGTAGGACACAATGTTTCCATTGCCCAGAGGATCAATGTCAACCGAAGGAAATTGAGAGAAGAAGGTAGCCATAATGACTTTTATGGAGATCGAGCAATCTTGTTATGGAAATTTGCGCTTGGATTGAGACGAAGTGAACCCCTGCGAGAATCACCTCGTTCAAAATCCTGACGAATGAGAGTTCGCGTTTCCTGAAAATTGAGGGTGAAATCAATCTCGACCGGAGCCCCGTCTCTTCGAAACATACTTGACGAGCTGTTCAGATTGGTTGTCATTCCGGTCAGATAGCATTCATAGATTTTGGGGATGAACTGATTTTCCATAATGCCTCTCTCGGCCTCGGAAAATGTGTCAAAAAACTTGATCGTCCAGATGTCAGGATAATTGAGTACAATGTTATCATCAGAATTGTCCGACTCTGGATAGGTGTAGTAACGGAAAGTCTCATGAATATCACGAATTCGTTTGGAATCTTCGGGTGATCTTCCGACCAATTTGAATGTGAACGAAAAATTTCGAAGAGTAACTCCGGTGAAAGTCGTGTTGGTATTGGGATTGGCGATTCGTTTGGTCGAAAAGAGTGCGGCTTGTCCGAGTTCAGTTTGGGAAGCAAATCCTGAAACCGCAACTCGAGCAACCTTGGATGATTTTGGGGTGAATTCGCCTTGAAATGCATCTTTGAGGGTCTGGGTAAAACCTTCGTCCAATGCATTGGTGGCTAGATCAGACACTGTCTTGCCGATGAATCCCAGATCAATGGTTGAATATTCGGCCCCGTCGGAAAATGAAAGACCTTCCGGAATTGGAAGATAGATATTGACATTGGATTTCACGGTCCCAAATCTCATAAAGGGGCGACTTCGATTGTACTTTAGAGCTTCGCTGATACTGTCATCCAACTCATAGGGAAATGAATAATTGACAGCAAGTTTGTTGACTACCGATTCATTGGTAAGTGGTGTGGTAAGACTTGGCATATAAATACTTATTTATCTATGACCTACAAAGGTAAATATCGAGTCAAGTATCCCCAGAAGTACAAAGGAGATCATACACAGGTTATTTATAGATCATTCTGGGAACGACAAGTTTTCAGATGGTGCGAGGAAAATTCAAATGTTCAATGGTGGAATTCTGAATCCGTTGTTATCCCCTATCGGTGTGCAACTGATAATCGTTTTCATAGGTATTTTCTTGACCTACAAATACGGTTTACTAATGGTGAAATTATATGTGTTGAGATCAAACCTAAAATTCAAACTGAGCAGCCTCGTCCCAAAAAGGGCAAGACCAAGAAAAGACTCACCGAGGAAACTCTGATCTATGCCAAGAATGTTTCCAAATGGGAAGCAGCCGAATCTTTCTGTAAAGCAAGAGGCTGGAAATTTCAGATATGGAATGAAGAAACTCTTCAAGCAATGGGCATCAAACTCATGATGAATCGCAATAAATAAGACTGAATTATGCCAACAATCGACCGCAGAACAAGTGCTATTCTGGATCGTTACACCCAGCGAGCCCGTCAAGCCGACACCAAGCCTTTCACACAGGAATCTCTGGACTGGTACATGAAGAAAGTGGCCTTTCTTCGTCGTTCGCCTTCCCGAAGAAAGCTCCTTCAGGACGACGATGTCATTCCGGTGACCAGCCGCCAGATGATCGGCAAAATGTATATGTTTTTCTATGATCCCAAATGGAAAAAAAAGTTGCCCTATTATGACACTTTCCCTTTGATCTTTCTGGTCGATCGTCCCAAAAACAGACCGGGACGGGGTAAAGGATTCTATGGTCTCAATCTCCATTACCTCAAACCTCGGACTCGGGCTTACTTTGTAGATACTCTTTACAGCAACTATGTGTCAAACGACAAACTGGACGGAAACACAAGACTAAGAATTTCTTATCAGATTCTCAAGAATGCTTCCAGACTCAAAGCATTCCGTCCGACCTTCAAGCATTATCTTCCGGCCCATATTGAGAGCCGAATCGTGATGATTCCGGCAGATCAATGGGAGACTGCTATTTTCTTGCCCACCCAATCCTTTCGGAAGGCCAGTCGTTCCAAGGTTTGGGGAGATTCTGAACAAATCATTGATCCTGTATGATATGATTGATCAACTCAAATCTATTATCGGAAAGAGAGGTGGATTGGCTCGCAATAATCTCTTTGAAGCTTCCATCTTTCCTCCTACAGGCATCAATTTCTCGGTCCTTCGGGATGTACCTATTTTGTGTGAAAGTACATCTCTGCCGGGACGCCAGATCACATCCTTTGAGTATCCTCTTTTTTCGTTTCGTCAGGATGTCAAGGTGCCCAACGGATATTTGAATGCTGACCTTGATGTCACCTTTCTGATGACCAACGATTTTTCGATCAAAGAGCTTTTTGAAGTGTGGTCAGATTTTGTTATTGATAATCGAAGTTACACGATCAACTATGTTCGTGATTATTGTGGCACAGTCCGGATTCGAAGCTTGAACCAGAAGAAAGAGAAAAACTATGAAGTGATTTTGCTCAATGCATGGCCGATCACTTTGAATCCAATTGATCTTGATAATCAGACAACTGATGACTACATTCGATTTCAAGTAACCTTCACCTTTGAAGACTTTGAGACCGTTTTCTTTGGGAACACTCCCAATGAAATCTTTCAACCCTAATAATATTATCATACACAATTATGCCATTACCCAAAATTGAAACACCTACCTATGAACTCACCGTGCCTTCAACAGGTGAATTGATTGAGTTTCGTCCCTTTCTGGTCAAGGAAGAGAAAATTCTGATGCTTGCCCAAGAGAGCGGAGGAGTGAAAGATATGATTCGAGCCTTGAAACAGATCATTTCATCCTGCACCTTTGAGAAGGTCAATCCAGACTCACTGGCATCCTACGATCTTGAATACATCTTTCTTCAACTTCGGGCCAAGAGTGTCGGCGAGTCCTCAAAATTTCAACTCAAATGTGAAAAGTGTGGAGAATTTAATCCGGTTGAAATTGATCTGACAACGATTGAAGTCGTTTTCCCTCTGGAAAAAGATGACAACACAATTCAACTGACCGATAATGTTGGGGTTGTTCTTCGATCAATCCATCTGGACGAGATTGAAAACATCGGCGAGAATGTTGAAGATTTCACCAAGATTCTGGCTCTGACCATTGACAAAATCTTTGACGACACCCAAGTCTACAATTCAAGTGACATTTCCAACAAGGAATTGATCGAATTTGTTGAATCACTCTCACGATCTCAAGTATCAAAAATCGAGAATTACATTGAGAATCAACCCTATCTTGAAAAGATTGTTGAATTTCAATGTAAAGAGTGCGGTCATCATAATTCGGTCCAGTTGAGAGGGCTTGACTCTTTTTTCGGATAGCCCTTTCTCATGACAGTATTGTCAATCATTATCAGACAAATTTCTCAATGATGCAACATCACAATTACTCGTTGAATGAAATTGAAACAATGATTCCGTGGGAAAGGGAAATGTATGTCAGTATGCTAGTTGAATATTTGAAAGAAGAAAACGAACGAATCAAACAGCAGCAGCAGAAAAATAGATGAACGAAAAACTCCAAGAGATCATTGCTTCGCTCAAGAGGTCCAACGAAAAATACACGATCATTGGCGATGTCAATGTAGGACTCACTCCTATGAACTCGGCGGCTCCTTCGGCGGGTCAGCCAGAGTCGCCTGATTCGTTGACGGACAATCTGAACAAACTGATCAAAAAGCTCGATTCCAAGCTGGAGAACTTTGGAAAAGGAATTCGTCGTTCTCTTTTTGACATTTCCAAAATCGGGGAGCCGTTCAAGAATTTTGCGGGTGGAATCCAGAGTCTCATAACTGCTCCGATTCGGGCTGTTCAGGAAAGTGTAAGTGCTGTTCAAGAAACCTTTGCCAGCATAGGCAGCGGAATCAAGAATGCGATCGGTGGTATCTTCTCACGATTCAGTGTAGACAAGGAGAAACTGGCCCAGACCGAGTTGCTGTCCAAAATCAGTGTCAAGATCAATGAGCAGTCAGATTCAATTACCAAACTTGTCAGCATAAGTCAAGCAGGATTTGACAAATTGTTTCGATCATTTCGGTCTCTTGCCGAAATTCTGAGGGGCGATGAGCTTCAGCAGATTGAAAACCAGCGCAAGAATTTTGCACTCTTCACCGACATTTCGGAAAGTCTGGGTGGAATCGAAAAGTCCGCAGAAACAAGTGCAGAGAAAGCTGACGACGAAAGAGGTCTTTTTGGATTCCTTCCGGTTGTTACATTGAAAACACTTCGGAAGTTTGCTTCGACCGCTCTCAAGGGGGCCAGAATCGCTGGCCTTGTGACTCTTGCGGTGGCCGGAATTTTTGGTGCAGTTCGATCAGCCTTTGAAGGTTATGATTGGGCATCTGAACTAGATGTTGAAGGAATTTCGGGTGCTATTGGAGGATTCTTGGGCGGCAGTAAAGAGTCCAAAAGCATCATCAATTCAATCCGAAAGGCCAGTGAATTTGCAGGAATTGGAGCAGCCGTCGGAGTAGTCGGAGGAATTCCCGGCATCATTGGAGGTGCTCTGGTGGGTGCCGGAGTTGGGGGTATTCTTGGCTGGATCGGAGGAGGAAATATCGCCGAATTCATGGACCCGGTGGTCAAGAAAATGAAGCGACTTCTGGGTGCTGCAATTGATGTGACCGAAGAAGAGTTGATCGAGGCCACCAATCTTGCCGAAGACATGAGAGTTGAAGTTGATCGCGTCAAAGAACAGATCAAGGAACAGGCTCGTCTGATTCGAGAAGCAGTCA